TACTTAACAGCTTTCCATTTTCGGATATGTCGAAACCCTTGGACTTTATCAATTCGCGGGTGAGTTCATCGGCTTTTTTTGTGGTGATGTTTTGCCAATTGATCGAAACGTTTGTCTCATCCAGGAGAAATTCACCTTGCATGGTGTAGGAGCTTTTAAGCAGATCACCGTAGACCACACGGGCAAGTTCTGATAGTCGAACAGGATGCAGATTGATAGAAACGGGTGCAGACCACGAGAAGGACGGCAGCAAGAAAAGCAAATATAAAATTGTTTTTTTCATATCAAGCCGCCTTGTTCTTTGTTTAAGGTTGTCCAGCTTGTTGCGTATCCTCCCTCGGGTAATTCAACAGAAACACCAGAACCGAGAAACTGAAAATTCGGAGGCGAAACGAGCTGACGCATTGCGCCAGTGTTGCTTTGAATCAGAAAACAAACGAACCTGAACGTGCGAAATATCCAACAACGCACCATTGTTCGTTTACTGCGGGTTGCGGGTTGTTGATTACTTGCGCGCCGGTTGTGGTGGTGTTTTGCGCAGTTGATTCGGGTACTGGTTCGACCGGTACGGGATGGAAGAAGCCCCAAAGCCACCAAACACCAATAGCGCCGCAGACGAGAGCGGCGGGAATTACGACTGTGAAAAATGCACCTTTGAGGATTGATGATCGAGTGTCGGGATTCTTCTCCTGCGCTTGGGCATCACCCTCTTTATGCTGCGAATGGGACTTGTACAGCGGGAAAAATTCGGATTTGTAAAAACGCGGCGGAAGTGTACGGATTGCATCAACTTTGGCCGTTGAACCACGTTGATATATTTGTACGATATAACTTTTCTCACTGCCTAGCTTTGTATTTTTTATGCATTGAAAAGTTTCCTGTATCACATCACGAATGTTTTCGTTTATGTCTCGAATGCTTTGTGTGATGAGTGCAATTTCACACGTAAGGCCGGTAATCGGATGGCTCATATGACCGTGCATCCGCATGAAATTCATGCAACGCGGTTGAATGTCTCCACGTTTTTTCCAGAATCGCCAAATTTCGTCGAGTGCGACTAAATCGCCGGGTTGAATGACTGTTTGAGTTCCGGCCGCATTGTCAAAGTCAGTGCGCCAAAAATTGGGGTCTTTGACTGCATCATGTTCAATATGCAGGATGGTACCGATCTTGTCTTGCGAGATGCCTTCGGAATAAAGGATTGAACAGAACGCTTCATAGTTAAGACCGGCAATATTTGAAACGACGCGGCGACCTTGACGAAGAGCGGGCAAAATTACTTGCGTGACGACCTCGTAACTCTTACCGGCACGAGGCAGGCCGACATAAGCTTTGAGTGGCATTTTATGGTATGAACTTTTTGAGGTGTATCAATTCGCGAGGTGTTCCTAGTTTCACCTCTTCCCGGGCCCTATCACGTGCATCCTCAATATTTTTGAATGCTGTTATTGCATTGCTAGCTGATGCAATTGACCCGATAAACAAAATGAATGCGTCGCCCGATTTGTTATAAATGTTACGCGCACGCTCAACAACACGTCGTCCCGCATCACCGGAATGATGATAGTCAGAAGGATCATATTCATTTTTCATATTTTTTTTATCCTATTAATGGGAGGCGACGAATTAAAAAGCGTGTGACGTAAGCACTGATTACGATTGGCATTCCATACGCCAGGTTGAACAGATCAAGCACCCACCAGACGCCCGAAGGAATGACAGCGAAAGTGTTCGTGAGACCAGCAACGCCAATGTGCGGCGCGATGAGGGTAATCGCATATGGAATCACTATCGCCATGAGTCCGAATATGCCCGTGAGAATTACGAACTTGACGACAACGCCGCGAAATATCCAAGAAACGAGAGGGGCAAGGATTGCGAGCATTTGTTAAGCCCTCAATATTATAAATAGAGCCATGACGGTGAAGGCCGCCATGGATGCGGCTTGAATTGCGGCCGCGTTGTTGTTGACCAGATCACAATGGGTGGTGAATTGGAATACGTGGCCGGCACCCATGAAACCTCCCAGATCAAATGAAGGTTGAGGACATGCAGATGCGTGTGCAGGTAGGTTCCAACTTAACAAGTTGGTGAATGTGTTTCCCCAACCTGGCATATCACCGGCAACGGGCGCGAGCGGGTCGCCAAGGACGGTTGTTGTGCTTAAATCAGCGTGAATAGAATCAAGCTTGGTATTTGTCGCATCAATACGCGCATTGGTGCCTGCGGCAGCTTGAGCAGCTTCGCCCGACCTTGCGTAGTCATTTGGAAAAACTATTGGTTGCGACTGTGAAATCGGGTCAGCGCCTCCAGTGGCTTGAGTGACTGCCATTTGTGTTACAGGGTCAACTACCAAAGCAGTGGCCTTTTGTGTCTGGGCAACAGATGCAACGCGCGCGTTTGGATCAACGACGATTGTCGTCGTCGTTGTCATTGTGTTGCCAGAAGCATCACTGCCTTGTTGTGATAGGGCCACGGTTGATCCACCTCCGGCAGAGGGTGTGACCGTGACAGATTTGGGTTGACCACCTACACCGGCACCGGCCAGCGTATAAGAACCGTTAGATGTTGTGCCGCCTTTTAAGGGGTTCGTGACAACGTCTAAATCAGAAGCTTGTTGAGCATAAGCGCCGTTCGAAACAGCGTAATCTACAGCTTTGTCGCTGACTGCCATTCGAGCATTGTTCAGCGTACAAATGCCACCGGTTAATGTGTAACCATTTGGACAAGTGGCTAGAGCAGTTTGACCGTTCGGATAGAAAGACTGTGAAAGATAGTGATGCGAGCCATCAGGCCAAACATTATCGAATACCGCATTGACCATTGGTACATAGATACTATTACACTGACCATGCAGGAGCGTTCCAGCATCAACAAGAACAACCCCATTTCCATAAACACTTTTCAAATAAGGAAGCCATCCATTGGCAATGTCAGCAGGAGCTGACGCCGAGCCACTTGAACCACCACCAACAGCCGGGATATTACTCAAACATGCGGCGGGTGGAGTTGGTGCGGTTGATGGAGCAGTTGGGGCCGGTATAGGTGCCGCCGCAGTTGTTGGTATACGCACACTGTCGCCAACACTATTTCCAAGAATAAGCGCCGCCATTGACATTCCGACAAGGCTTTGCATTGCAACTGTACCAATATCAATTGCGGTAGCTGTTGCGGCAAATGCAGCGGCAGAATCACCAGCGGCAACAGCGGCAGTTGCGCCCCATGCAAGTAATGGGACAACTGCATAAGACTTGGCCGGAAGTACACACAGCCAGATTGTAAGGAATGGAAGCAAAACACGCGAAAGATGAACGCGAATTTTTTTTGAATTATTCACCGGCTAATCCTTTGACGATTGCCCAGCCGCAAACTATGCCGAGGGCGAAAAATTCGAGATACCAGAGAGAGGTTATGTCCATGATTGAAGTAAAAACAGGGAGCCGAAACCCCCTGATTTTTTCTGGATTAGCCCAAAGCGCGCAGAACCATCTTTGCGCCCTTCCATGTCACGCTGATAACGATCAGCGCAGCAGTGACCGCCAAGATTGCCAAACCAACATCGGTAAAGTTGATACCGACAGTAAGATCGGCCAGAGTTGCGGGAGGCACAGCAAAAGCGGAAGCAGAAGCGAACAAACCAGCAATAACAGCGAGGATTTTTTTCAACATTTTTGATACTCCTTAAAAGGTCCATAGTTATCCGACAAACCCGAGTCAGTCGGGCAACTGTGAAACATCCCATAGGGATTTATTGCGGGGTATTTATCCCCGAAATCTTAATGATGCCGACCCTGTAGAAAACGCAGGATTGCACCGGCATTGTTTGCAAGCAGATAAACACCAAGCACCATTGTCATGGCCCACATCCAATAAGAAGCGGCGACAGTCGCAGAAAATACATTGAGACCGTCAAAGGGTATGGCGGGGTCGCAGCGGTCAACGTAAAAGGTTTTTAAGGCTGGGCCATAAGTAGTAGTAGCGGCCATGCTGGCGCCGTGTACATACATCGTGGCAGTTCCGGCAGTTCCAGCAACCGGAGTGGTTAACGTTGGGGCGTAAGCGTCAAAGATTGTCGCATTCTGAATAATTGGGAAATCGGACAAGATCATTTTCATGGCAGACGCCGAATCAGACAAGCAACGACCATGCGTGAGGAAGCCGGTTAGCGCCATTATGCCGCCCTCTTTTCTATCAAAAATTGTCCTTGTAAACTGACTAAATCAAGTCCTGTTCGCGATGCCTCATCGAGGGATTTGTCTAATGCCTTGACCCAAATGTTGCGCTCTCCAAAATGATGTAACTTAAAACTATATAAGGTAGGTTCTACTGATACATTTGATACATTTATCAGAGTCGCTACGAATTCAATAGGGTGATTTATCATTATGCCAACCTCTTTTCGGATTGTTTGGTATCGTGAAGTGCAGAAAAGAAAATGCAGGAATCGAAAGGCAGAACTTGTTTAACCTGGGACGAAACGCGATGACATGCAACGAAATCAGCTTCCTTTGATATAGGTGCAGAGGCGTGAAAACACAAAGCACATTGACGAATGAAGTTCATGCGGCCCTCCGGATTTCTTCCCATCCAGTAACAGGTTCGCGCAGGACGAGAATTTGACGACGAAATGGAATGACTACGCCGGAGCATAGATCAGCGCTGGAAATGCCAGCAGCTCGCAAGTATTGCGTATGCAAACACCAAGTAGACTTTGGCATACTGGATTGAGTCTGAGAATATCCAACAGTCTTAATCAAAGCCCAGGTGCGATGCGCTGCAAGCGCACGGCCTTTAGTTGGACACACCTCTTCAAGTTTTTTCAATAAAGTTCCCATGTCTGCCACCTCCACGTCGCCTTCACCGATTAGCGAATTAAAAAATTTATGGTGAATTTCTGTAAGTTCATATGCGGTTAATGTGTGCCAATCGTCTTTGTCTTCATAACGACGAAACCAACGGGCACCAAGTTTCAATTCAAGACGAAGCAGGTTGTCAGCAAGTTCGAGCGTTTCATCATCAAGGCACAAATTGCCGCGACGGCACATCACGCGAAGATGAGCGCCTTTGTGATACGCCTTACCTGCTTGTAAATCACTAGCCGGGTTCCAATAGACCGTATCGCCGCCTTTGGAATCACTGTTAGTGCGACGGCGCGGTGCATCAGTGCCAAGCAATAAGCGCAACGCTTGTTTAACCTGCGCAGGATTGCCCATGTCGTAATTAGCTGTGATATCGAGACGACGACATTGCCAGTCAACCCACTTTGGCAAAATTGCATGGAGTGCTTTACCGGCATGGACGATCAGGACAGTTGCACAATGCTCGATATCGGTTGAACCAAAAACATTCAAGCCATCGTTCTCAATGCTAGAAGGCGAAGCACCGACGGTTAAATAACGATTGCTTTGACCATCTGCGGTGATCGACCAGAACAGGCCTTGAGAGTCAGAACGAAGCTTGTCAATGTCGAGAGCGTGTTTTTTCCATTTCAGATTGCCCTCAGCATCAGTGCAGAAAGTGAAGCCCATGCAATCACGAATGCGGTCGAGAAGGTTTTGACCGAGTGAGGCATCGAGTTTGATGCGGATGGTTAGCCAGTCGATCAGCATGATTCAGCCTCGCACTTTTCAGGCGACCATTCGAAGGGTGTTTTTTGGTGTTTTGTCCAACCGGTTGGACTTTGTCCGGGTATTACATACGGACCCGGACGATTTTCGACCTGCTGCGTTCCGTGCTCGCTTCGCTCCGCGCGGTACTCGCCGGTCAAAAATATTTCAGATGGTGCTGCGCCCTCTTCCCTCGAAAGGACTTTGGCCGACCCGCCAAAGAACGAGACAGCCAAAAAGGACGCAGCACGATATGAAAACACTGGGCGCAGGTAAACATCGCCCAAAATCACCTCAACAGTTCGCATTTTCTTCGAATCCCAAAAAGTTCCTTTGCATCGGGGGAGTCGATGCAAAGGAATAGAAGATGTCATTCCGAGTTGATGCGCCAGTTGCTTGAACGGATTCAGCAACTGGCGTATTTCCCGAGGTTGCAGATTGACAGCAGGCCTTGGAATGACTTTGCCAAGCATGGCCGGTGCCTTACTTGGTAGTTGATTGAACGGTTGGGAGTGAACCGTCTGGAATGTAGAGGCCGGGTTTTCGGGTTTCGGTATCGACCCAGATGCCAACAGGAACGGAAACGACTTTGCCAATTACCTTTTTATAGGCATCGCCATGAAGGCGAATGTTCAAATCCTTGAGGACGATCTTCTCGCCGCCACCTTTCACGGGTTCGTTGTATTGCATTTGAACTTTGTGACCGGCTGGGTTGACTTCGCCGGTCTTTTTGTCTGTGAATGAAGCGGTAGGGAAAACGTTAACGACGGTTGCGATTAAGAGCAGCATGACTTTTCCTTTCGAGGGATTGAACCAGTGTCCGACTGGTAGCGGATTAGCTCAGATGAGCTGGATTCGAATTTCATAGGGTTGGTGCTTTCTGAATGGCCATGTGGTTAAGCAGTGCAAGATTGATGAGGGTGTATTTGCCTATGGAATACGTCGGCACATAACCGCGAGATATCCAGCCACGAATCACACCGGGTGCAACGCCTGTCAGTTCGGCAAAGCGATCGGGTGAAATCAAGGGCAAAGCCAGTGCTTGTGCTGATAGCTCTGGGGTAAATTGACCTGGTTGGGTTGGAGCGTTCATAATCGGAACCTCTTTGTTATGTCACTATGTAGCACTATAAGACAGTTGTCTTATATGACAGGCGAATTATAACCACAGATAAATACAACGTGTCAACAGCCATTGGCGAAAAAATTAGAAACGTTCGTGAAGCTCTAGGAATGGGCAGGCAGGAATTCGTCGAAAGAACGGGAATTCCAAAAGGAACGATTATCGGAATAGAACAAGGTTTGAGAGAACCTAAGGCTGGCGTTTTAATAGCCGTTGCCACAGCCTTTCCTCAATACGCAAAATATCTAATAAGTGACGACTTGGATACCAAGCAAAAAAACCCCGAGGTAGAGAGTATTTCTAAGGAATTGCCGAAAGCGAAGAAGGCGAGCTAATCGCACGGGAAGTTTTTCGGCGCTGGTATAGGAGAAATTGATGGCTCTTGATGATCGGGATTACCACAGTTACAACAAGCAAAAATATCCGAAATTCCGAATCGAATACGAAGAAGAAAAAAGGTTAGCCGACGAATTAAAAAAAACAGGCAAAGGCCTTGGCAATTATCTGATCTACGTCATATCAATCATCATGTTTGTCAGTGGTGCAATGTGGTTTGTAAACAAAACCGCGCAAAAATCTCTTCAACATATCGGTGAAAATTCTGTAGCACGTCAACAACAACTTCAACGCGACCTTCAACAAAGCGCAGACCAACAAAGAGCGGCAATCGAGTTACAGAAAAAACAAGGAACTGAACAGGTAGTTGCACGTGAGCTTGAAATTAAACAACAGCCGCACTACGAACGCATATTCGTAAAAGCAAAATCCGCAGATGAATGTGGAAAAGTAAAAAATGTGATCGACGAAAAAGTTATCTGGTGCATGAAGGATCACTACGAAAGAATTTTGGTCAATGGCAATCAGTAAATCCGCTGACGGCTGGCTGGTAGACATCCAACCGGGCGGCCGCAGCGGGAAACGTTTCCGGAAAACCTTGCCGACCAAGGCCGAGGCGTTAGCCTGGGAAACTTGGGTGAAATCGCAAATCTTGCAATCCCCTGAATGGCAACCGGCTCGGCGTGATGGACGCCGACTGATCGAACTCATCGAGCTTTGGCACAAACATCACGGAATCGGACTGCGCGCAGGTGAAAACACTGTTTCAAGATTGCGCCTTCTTTGTGCCGCCCTGGGTAATCCATTCGCAGATCAGCTCAAGCCTGAAGACTTTGCCAAATATCGGGCAAAACGTTTGGCCGATGGAATCACGGCCAATGCTGTGAATCGAGAGCATGCCTATTTGAGGGCAGTTTTTAACGAGATGAAACGGCTTGGGCAATGGAAAGGCGAAAATCCACTTTCCAAGGTGCGGCAGATGAAAGTGGCCGAGCGTGAGCTTTCATATTTGAGCATCGAGCAAATGAAGCTTTTGCTCGATGGACTTCCTGATGATGCCTTTTTGATTGCAAAAATATGCCTGATGACCGGTGCGCGATGGAGTGAAGCGGAGGGCTTAAAAGTTTCCCAGGTGAAGAACGGCCAGATCAATTACACAGGCACAAAGTCGGGAAAAAATCGGACTGTTCCTGTTGATGATGCGCTGATCGAGGAGCTGGATGCACATCTTGTAAAACGATATGGAAGTGCCAGCGGCCGCGCGGATCGTTTTTTTGTTTACAGCTATGAGGCATTCAGGCTTGCAGTCGAGAAAAGCGGGCTAGAGCTACCACGCGGCCAGTTGACACACGTTCTACGCCACACCTTCGCATCACACTTTGTGATGAACGGCGGCAACATCTTGGTGCTACAAAAAATTCTGGGACACAGTAGCTTGATGATGACGATGCGCTACGCACACCTGGCACCAGATCACTTGCAAGAAGCAAAGGCTTTCAACCCTTTGCGGACTATCAACCAACAGACAACAAATTAAACCGCGTTGACTGTTTGTTGACAGGCTTAAATAAAAAAGGACTTGCACAGTGTGCAAATCCTTGTTTATTTGGTGGGCCCTC